CGTGCCGCCTTCCTCCGACCAGGGCTGCGCTAAACGCTTTTGCTTCCAGATTCTGCGGGGTTCTTCGTCCCCGTAGGCATCGAAGGCTTCCTTCGCTTTTAGCATCTTCGCGCCCTCCTTTCCAAACGAAGAATTAATCAGGCAGTTCCAATGCAGCCCGACAGTTCCCCAGGTCGCGCCCTGGTTCGTTGCCTTGAATCCAGCGCCGCGCTTCGGATCGTTCGCTTCGGCCCGAACGCCTGGGCTGTCCTTAAGCCGAACGCGGCAGTTGCAGCATTCGTAAGTTGTGCCGGCTTCGACCTTATTCAAATCCCAGATTCCGTTAACCTTCGCATCTTCTGGATACCTGACGAACTCCCAGCGCCAGGGTTGCAAATGCCCGCAGGACGGGCAGGCCATATGCCATTCGCGTTGATCTGATGCCTGATAAAGCGCGCTGAACTCATCGCCCGTTCGCCCGCCCTGGCCCATATAGATTGCGCGGCCTAGCCAACTGAAAGCCTGCAGGCGCGCAGCCGCTTCTGCCAAATGCCCGCGCGGCGCAAGCCAGGCTTCATCGACTATAACAGTTCGCAGCGAAAGGCGCTGCAGGTTGTTCTCATTCCAGATTCCGCGACAGTAAACAGTTACCCCGTTCTTAAAATCAGCGGTCGTAGATTTATCGTTGTCCCCATCGGATAGCAAAGCCTGCACCGGCGGGCATTGTTTCCAAAGCGGGCGAACATAGCGCAGAAAGAAATCCTTAGCCTCAGGGTCGTTAGCCTGCAGGGTCATCATCGGCCCTGGCGCGTTGACGATCTGCCAGGCCATATAGACGCGCTGCAGCAGGGATTTGCCCGACTGAGTAGCCGCCAGAATTACTGCGGTCTTAGTCTCAGGATCGCAAAGGATTCTAAGCGCTTCAGCCAGCCAGGGAGTTCGCGCCAGGGACAGCCGCCCGCGAACCGGCGAATCGGGAACTTCTAAGATATTCGCTTCGGCCCATTCTACGGGATCGCCGGAATAGTTCGGCCTAACGACCGCCTGGGCGGCAGCCAGGATAGCGGCCTGCTGATCGGTAATCATCGGCGGCGCGGCTTATGCAGCCTGTCCAGGTCGGCCTTTCTGAAATGCTGCGCTGGCTTTGTGCAGCCGATGTTCGCGGCGATTCGGAACATTCGCGGTTTAAGTTTATGCCGCTGCGCCATAAGATGAACCGCCTGGACAGTCAGGCCTGCGCGGTTGGCATAGTCGCGCATTGAAACCCAACCCTTCGGGATTCGGTCGATGCCTTCTGACTGCATAGCCTGGCGCGCAACCAGCGGATCGGTAAAGCGCCGATGGGGGCGGTAGATGTAGGCCATCCCGTGTTTGCCGTTATCGTGCAGCGTATGGATAACCTGGCGTTCCATATAGCCGCGATCGAACAACCGCTTCGCTAGGTTGCTGGCTGCGTTCAAGGTAAGCAGCCGATAGATGCGCCGCAGTTCGTGCAGGTCGAACCAGCCTGGCGGCTTGTGATCCCTACCTTTAAGCGCCGCAAGGAGTAGCGTCAGGCTGTTCCTCATTTGCGTTTCGGTTGCCATAGTTGGATGTCAGTTTGAAAGAACCAGCGATCGCCGACCTTATGACATAGCCAAATCTTCCAATCGTTTCCCTGCACCCAGCCGGCAACCCAGCCGCTACCCCACCGGCTAGTTCCTAGCCTGGCTGTCGCATAGGCGGGTTCTTTGTCGCATAGGCAGCCCGCGCTGAAAGCCTGCCCGCCTTTGTCGCGTTGCAGCGCTACGGATTCCAGCCGGTGAATATGCCCGCAAACGAAAGCGCCGCCGGCCTGGGCGTAATGCTGGCCCTGCTGTTCGACCGCCCGCTGCCCGTGGGCGTAGCCGTGTGCCAGCGCTACCGGCCCTAAGCGAAACACGCCGCGCGCATAATGGTAGGGAAGGATTTTCTTCGCGCCGGCCTGGCGGGCTTCGCGGTTGATGCGGTCTTTAATATCCTGGCAGTAGTCGCGAATCAGCGCGCTTGAACTTGAACTGATCAGGCGATCTAACCTGTGTTCGTGGTTTCCCCACAAATAAACATCGGGCTTATATGCGCGAAGAAATTGAATGCCGCTTTCCAGATCGGCAGCCAGGCTTTCGCCGCTTTCGGCATCGCCCGAACCAATGCCTTGCCTGAGCGCGCGCAGGTCGAAGCAGTCCCCTAAGTGAATCTTAAGATCGGGCTTATAGGCATCGCAGTAGGCCAGCAGGGCGGCTATACTTTCCGCGTCCCCGTGATCGCCGTGATTGTCCCCGCAGGCAACGAACTTGATTAGTTTCTGGCTCATAGTTTCTTCGCGGCTTCCCAGGCCTGGACAGTTTCGGGATATCCCTGGTAAATCAATCGGGCAGCCATCGCATCGCCGGCGGCGCGCAGCCTGTCTGCTTCTGCCTGCGCTTCGTCAAACAGTTCGTATAGCCTGACGCTGGCGCTTCGCAGCAGGACAAGTTCAGCGCGAAGGGAATCAATTTCTTTGTTGCAGGCGGCAACCGCCTGGTCGGCGATCTTTAATGGAATCATTCGTTCGTTCATAAAGTTAACGGGCAAGTTCCTCCCTGATCTGCCGCGTCCATTTCTCCAGAACCTTGATAGCGGTTTCTGGCCTGTCCCCGTTGCAGGCTTCGGCGCAGTCCAGCGGCAACTTATCCAGGCGCGAAACTACCTTAGCAGTCCAATCCGCGATAATGGATTCGGCTTCTGAAAGTTTGATGTATTGCCGCGCTTCCAGGGCGCGCCGCTTTTCTTCTTCTTCCAGGGCGATCAGGGTTTTCAGCGATTGGTTATAGGCGGTCTGCAGGCGCGCCTGATTGTTATTCCCTTCTTCGATTGCAGCCAGGTAAACATCGCGCGCCCGCTGCACAAGCCGCCGGTGCTGTTCCAGCGCGCCGCCCAGGCTGTTATCGGTAAGGCTTTCGATATTGGCAGGCCGCGCTGCAGGGATCGGCGCGGGCTTCGTTCGGCCTGCGGCCCGTTCAGCGCGCCAGGCTTCGGCTGCCGCTACGCTGGTATTCGGCATACCTTCCTGCGCTAACTTCGCGACATAACCCTTTGATAGTTTCAGCGCGGCGGCTAACTGCTTCTGCGTTACCCTGGTAGGTTGATCGGTCATAGTTGATAGCGCCCGTTAATAATAGTTTTCAACTGCGGTTTAACCGCGATGCGATCGCCGGCAGCGCCAGCCCGTAGCCTTCCTGACGGATTCGGCAAAGTGATTTGCGATTTTTGCCCGTGGTGCGTGGCCCACGAAGCGCCTGGGGGCGGGGTAAAAGATTCCTTAGCGACCCTCTTAGGATTAGGATTTTTTTCTATAATATTCCGCGCCCAATCCGCGCAGCGATCGCCAGGCTTCGGCTGCATCTTTACGCGCGTAAGAATGCCAGGCGCTACCTTGCTGGCCCGCAGCAGCATCTTCTTCGCGCGAATGCTTACCGCTTGCTTCGTCAGTTTCATTCGGCGGGCAAGTTCGGTTTGCTGCGGCGCATCAGGTAATCCCAGGACGATCCTGATAAGATCGAAATGATTAACAACGGCCCGATCATCTGATGCGCCTAGCATAGCCAGGCAGTCCGCTATTACTTCCTGCATTCGTTCCAGGCTAACCCAGGTATCGCTTTCAATCTGCGGTTCAGCGCGGCGCGGATCATCGCCGTTCCATTGTTCCGAGTTGTCATAGATCGGGAACGAATGCCTAGGCAGTCCCATTTCGGAATACGGGCCGGCGTTGCGCTTACGATACTTAGCCTGTTCGCGTTTGCTCAGGCCGGCGAACCAGCGATCGAACGCCGCTTCTTCGGCGCGGCCTTCGCGCATCGGCGGCGGGCTAGGTTGCTGGTCAGGCATAGAGTTATTAACAGCGGGTAAAGGCTTCTATCAAACTAACTTTATCCAAAGGTTTAACCGCGATTCGAAGCGCAGCAGGCCATAGCGAACGGCATAGGTTCGCAGCCGCTTAAGCCTGGGCGGGCTAGGTTCAAGGCCGGCCTGGGCTAGCGCCGATGTAAATAGTTCTTTAGATTGGCTGCTGGTAAATCCTTCGGGGAGGTTAACCAGGATCGCCTTGATGCGTTCGATACGGGC